TATATTTTTTAGAAGATATACTCGAAATAAATGTATATGGTAGTGTTATATTAAGTTTAGGAGTATTATCATCTAATACGTATTGTGATTGATTACCTACAGTTAATACCGTTTTTTCAATAGGTATATTTCCTTTAGTACTAAGTAAATGAGTAGCTTTATTTAATTTATTTGTTATAATAGATTTTATTTCACAATTTTCAATAAGTTCACAGTTTGGATGATTTTCCATAAAATCCCATACATAATTATTTAATATAGTATAATCTATTAAATAATCTCTGGAATCACACACATAAACGCCCCCTTGTCCTTCAAAATAGTCTTTATTAATATCAAATATTCTATATGCTTCTAAAGGTGTTAGTATGCTTGAGTCGGTTTCTGGGTTATTTTGAATCCAATTATCCCACGCATATATACTTTTATTTTTAGTAGATGTTATTAACATTGGTCCATAAGTTTGATTTACCTTAATATCAGATATAGGGAACTTATTTACCATTAAATTTTTTTTAAGTTTTGATTGTAGACTAAACTTTCTAATCCATCCCCAGGGTGTTTGATTATTTTCTCTAGAAAATTTATTACCAGCATCGATTACTCTTACAGATCGACCTTTTTTAAGTAAATTATACGCAAGCATACCTCCCATTTGTCCAGCCCCAACTATAGTTAATAATTTATTCATATTTTAATATGAGATAAATTTTAATATGAGATAAATTTTAATATGAGATAAATTTATTATATAATATATATATATATATATAATGAAATCTAAGTATATTATTGGAATAATTGGATTAACTTCATTGATTTTAAAATCTAAAAAATATATTGCACTTACTCCGTATAAAGGCACTTATGATCTTCGGACAGAAACTAAAATGGGTAATTTAAAAATTGGCACTGCTGTATTAAATCTAGAGATTAGAAATGATCAATTTGAATTTACAACAGAAGCTAAAACTGAATCATTATGGAAAGCTTTGTATGATTATTTTAGATCTGAAAAAAGTATAGGTAATATAATTGACGGTCATATTATTATTAGTAACTTTAGTGTGATAGAAAAAATAAAAAGTGAAGTTAAAAAAAACTATAAACTTACAATCATTGATAGAAATTACGTCAATTCTAGTACCGGAAAAAAATGGACGATTGAACCAGGAAACCTTGTTGATCAGCTAAGTGTATACCTTGCTCTTTCAATCGACATTCAAAAAAATCCTGACCAAGTTGAATTCATTTATCAAGTCGCAGAGGAAGATGGAGTTGAGTATCAAACGTTTTTAGTTGAGGGGTATCAAACCGTTACTATTGAAGACAACGAGATAGAAACTATTGTAATTAATTGTCCAGAATTAGAATTAACTTTAAACCTATCCATTAGAGATAATTTGCAGCCTGTAAAGATTCATAAAATTAATGGAAAAACTGCATTTACAATGATTTTGGTGGGATTTGATTAGAGTTTGAGTTTATCACTAAAATATAATACTAAATTATCTCTGAAACTAGTATTTGTGTAATTTTGGGAGGAAATATTTCTAAGTATTAATTGTAGATAGGACTTTATAATCAATTATTATGATGATCCATTATTTCTACATATACATTTTAAGTAAATCATACATGAATATACTTCTCCCCAACTATAGTTAATAATTTATTCATATTTTAATATGAGATAAATTTATTATATAAAAATAATTTAATACTATTATTAAATTAATTACTATTATGTATAAACACGTGCTTAAAAAAAATAAACAAAAGTATAATTTATCTTTTTTCTCTAATAAATCATTAGAGAAAATTGGAAGTATTTTATTTTCAGCGAATACCAATAATAGTGGATACATCATTAATTTATTAGTATCTGAAAAATTTAGAAAAAAAGATTATGGAACTATACTAATTAAAAATGCTGAAAATATACTGATAGAAAAACATAATATTAATACTATTAGACTAACTGCGTGGGAAAATACTTATATTTCTGGTAGTTTATTAGGTTTTTTTGAGAAAAATGGATATAGTATAACAGATAAAAAAGATATATCCTATTATGATAATGGATATGATATTTATAATATTATTCCAATGATAAAAAGAATGTAATTATAAAAAGATATAGTATTAAAGATAATTTGATTCATTATATATTATAAAATTAATATAAATGTCTTCTGCTAGAATTGATGCTATAGATTATAATGCGAATGTTGTACATAGTTGGAAAGGGGAAAAAATAACTAGTAATGGTGTGGATAAAAATATTGTAGTTAAGTCATTTTTAAGTGGAGAAACTCCAAAAACGACGGATTTAAAAGAACGATTAGAAATACTTCTGATCAGATGTTTTAGTTTTACGTCAAAACTATGTAATTATGATGAATTAACAGGTATGCATTCATCTGGAGATGATATGTTCTGCTCAGTTCTTACAGGCAGCGATGCTATTAGTGACCATCATTGTGCAGGTAGTATACAATACAATAAATCAAGTGAGATATATTTAAAATATTTAGAAATAATGTTTTGGAACAAATATAAAGTTATTACGGATCATACTTTAAAAAATAGGGAAATAAATATTTTGCGTAGCAGTGGATTAAAGGAAAAAGGACATATAGGAAACAGAACAATGAGATGGTCAATAACACACAACGAATTTATAATTAAAGTGTCCATAGAAAATGATACTCTTGAAAAACATATTGTTTTAGGAAAAATTTTAGAGTTAAATCCAGAACTGGAAATAGAGGTTAAACTACCTATAATAAATGATTTACCTGATTGGGTTAATGAAGAATATTTAGAATGGAAAAAATTTATTCATTTAAATTTAAAAAATATTAAAATAGTTGAAGAATAAGTAATCTATATTAATATATAATACCCAATTATGTTATATTATTTTATTTCCTATTATTTATTTCATAATAAATAAATAATTAAAAATAATTTGATTGATTTATTTTTTACTTAAAAATAATTAATTTATAGTTCAAAATGACAGAAACAAATATTACAGTTTCCATAAAACCACAAAATAAGAGGAAAAAGGTTGTTCTTAAAAAAAAAATATCTACAAGCAGTGTTAATAGTATAGATTCTCAAAGCCAGTTAAGTAATGTATCTGAATTATATAAAAAGATGAGTCACGTAGAACACGTTTTAGAAAAACCCGACAGTTATGTTGGGTCCACAGAAATTGAGGAAACGGAACAATATATTTTAAATGACGACGATCCTTCTAATATTAAAATAGAAAAAACAAGTTTTAGTTATTGTCCAGCATTTTATAAATGTTTTGATGAACTTTTAGTAAATGCTTTTGACCATTCTAAGAGACAATTAAGTAAAATAAAATCTGGAAATTCTTTAGCAGTTAAAGTTAGTAATATAAAGGTAGAAATAAGTGTAGAAGAAGGTTCAATATCGATATATAATGATGGTGATGGAATTGATATTGAAATCTTACCAGAATATGATATTTATCCACCAGAATTAATTTTTGGTACATTGTTAACTTCTACAAATTATAACGATGAAGAAAAGCGGGAATGGGGTGGAAGAAATGGTTATGGTGCCAAGTTAGCAAATATATTTTCCAAACAAATGGATATAGAAACTATTGATAAAAATAGAGGCAAAAAATTAAAACAGACTTTTAAAAATAATATGTCTATTAAGGAAACCCCTATTATATCTAAAACTGCTGCGGCTGGATGTACAAAAATAGTGTGGTATCCAGATTTTAAACGCTTTCATATGTCTGGATTAGATAAGGACCATCTTAACTTAATGAAAAAAAGAGTGTATGATATAGCAGCTTGTTCTAAATCCGATTTAAATGTATTTTTAAATAAAATAAAAATACAGCAAAAAACATTTGAGAAATATGTCAATTTATATATTGGGGATAAAAAGGAACATCCAAGAATTTATGAGGAAGGAGACGGCTGGTCAGTAGTTGCAACCTACAACAAAGATGAAATTTTTGACCAAGTATCTTTTGTAAATGGTATAAATACATCTAGGGGTGGTAAACACGTGGATTATATTGTAGACCAGATAAAGGATAAATTAGCAGTACTTATAAAGAAAAAGAAGAAAATCACGGTTAAGGGACCATATATTAAGAATCAATTACAGGTTTTTCTAAATGCGACTGTTGTTAATCCAGTTTTTGATGGTCAAACAAAAGAAACATTAAAAACGAATAAGAGTAAGTTTGAGCATTATATAGATTTATCAGCTGGATTTATAGATAGTTTGTTTAAAACGGATATTACTGAAAGAATTATACAGCAGACAAACTATAAAGAAAATAAGAATTTAGAAAAAACGGATGGAAAGAAAAAAAGCTACATTAAAATACCCAAACTATCTGATGCAAATCTGGCTGGAACAAAACACTCTAAAGACTGTGTTTTGGTATTAACAGAAGGAGATTCTGCTAAAACAATGGCTATTTCTGGGTTATCTGAAATAGGCAGGAGTAACTATGGGGTTTTTCCATTAAAAGGAAAAGTGTTAAATGTACGAGATTCTAGCAACGCGGATATTTTAAAAAATACAGAAATTAGTAATATTAAAAAAATTTTAGGTTTACAATCAAATAAACACTATACTAAAGAGACGTTGGAAAAAGAATGGCCGCTGCGCTATGGTAAAATAATGATAATGACAGATCAGGATTTAGATGGATCTCATATAAAAGGCTTACTTATTAATCTTTTCGACCATCTATGGCCTCTTTTATTAGATCAAGGATTTTTATGTTCGATGATTACGCCTATTATTAAAGCCAAGAAAAATGCTTCCGAAAAGGTATTTTATACTGTTCAGGATTATGAAAAATGGAAACTGTTGGATAAAAGTGGCTGGAAAATAAAATACTATAAGGGATTGGGAACATCGACAACAAAAGAGGCAAAAGAGTATTTTAAAAATATGAAATTAATTAATTATACAACCGACGAAATTATCCACGAAGAACATTTAAAAACATTAAAAGGAGTTGGTACATATACTACAAATAGGATTGATCTAGCGTTTAGAAAAGATCGAGCGGACGATAGAAAGGGTTGGCTACAAAATGATTATGATAGAAGTAAGATTCCAGATTATAATGTATCGGATATTTCCTGTAATAAATTTATTGATGAAGAATTAATTCATTATTCTAATTATGATAATGATAGAAGTCTACCAGATATTAGAGATGGTTTAAAACCATCTACACGAAAAATAATATTTAGTTGTTTTAAACGGAATTTAACAAATGAACTTAAGGTAGCACAATTGGCAGGCTATGTATCCGAGAAAGCCGCCTATCATCATGGTGAAAAATCATTAGAAGGTGCTATTGTAGGGTTGGCGCAAAATTATATTGGATCAAATAACTTAAATATATTAGAACCTTGTGGACAGTTTGGCACACGTTTATTAGGAGGTAAGGATGCGGCACAATCCAGATATATATTTACCCAATTTAATAAGATGGCAAAAATTATATTTAATCCAGATGACCAAGCATTGTATACCTACTTAGATGATGATGGAGTTCCAATAGAACCTAAATCATATTGTGGTATTTTGCCAATGGTATTAATAAATGGAGCTGAAGGTATTGGGACAGGTTTTAGTACATCTATACCTTGTTATAATCCACTGGATTTGGTAACTATAATACAACAAAAACTTGAAAACAAGGATTACTCTGACATTAAGCCTTGGTATAGGGGATTTACGGGTAATATTGATGATATAGAAGATAATACATTTCTTACAAAAGGACTTTTTACAACTGTTGGACAGGACCAACTAAATATATCGGAATTACCTGTAGGAACTTGGACTGAAAAATATATCGAATTTTTAGATAAAATTACCATTGAACGGGAAAAGAAAGACCCCAAACAATTTATTAAATCGTATACTGATAATAGTTCTGAATCAAAGGTAAACATCACTGTAAAATTTAACCAAAACACTCTATATGATATATTAACAAAAGATATAGATGGACCCATTACAAATATTGCAAAAGTATTAAAATTAACCAGTAAATTAAGTACTAAAAATATGTGGCTATTTGATACAACCGATAAATTACATAAATATACCAGTATTAGAGAGATTATAGATGAGTGGTATATTTATAGATATGATTTATATGTAAAGCGGAAAGAACATATACTTAAGAAACTTAGAAAAGAGTTAAATATTATTAAATTTAAAGTAAAATTTATAAATGAAGTTATTAGTAATACAATTGATATTAGAGGTAAGAAGAAATCTATTATTCTTACAATGTTAGAAGAAAAGGAATATCCTAAATTATCAAATAAATTAGATGATGATAATGTAAATTATGACTATTTATTAAAAATGGATTTATATAAATTAACGGAAGAAGAAGTCGAAATTTTAACAAAACAAAGAGATATAAAACAATTAGAAGTGGACACGTTAGAAGAAACAACTATAGAACAGATGTGGTCAAAAGAGCTAGATGAATTAAAAGTAATGTATACAAAGGATCTTAAAAAATATAAATTTAAGAAAAAAATAGTTATTAAGAAAAAATAAATTTGAACATTAAACAATATTTATTAATAATATTATAAATGAATCATAATATTAAATACACTCTTAATATAGAAGATATTAAGATTAATATAGAAGATATTAAGAAATCGAGACAAGAAATTGAGACTATTTTTGATAGAGACATGTGTGATAATGATTGGGATAATTTTATTAAATTAGCTAAATATAATTACGATAATATTAATAATAGTATGGATATTATTGATTGGCTAAAAGATACAATTGATAACAATTTTGTTTATTTAACTTTTAATTGGATGCCAGATACAACTATATAATAATATGATAAAAATTATTAATATTTTTTTAATAGAATAATTACTTAATAATTATAGAATTAATTTTTGATTTAATAATTATAATATTATAATATATTAAATGGTTTGTTCTGAATGTGGAAGTGATGGTACTAATAAATCTACGTGTCCTCTATTATTAAAAAATCCTACATCTGTAAACTGGAAAAAACATTATAAGGCGAAGGGAAAAGTTAAAAAACCTATGCCTAAACCAAAAATAACTCCTCAAATACCTTTTCCCTCGAAACCTAAACCAAAATTCATTATAAAACATTTACCAAAAACACCTACACTAAAACCTAAGTTTATAAATCCCTATATTGAAATAGCATCTTCTATATGTGAATCTACAGATTCTATAAAAAATATTAAGGTATCTCAGGGAAAAATAATAATAACTGGTAATCAGATTGTTAACTTAAAAATAAAAGTGAAGAATGCTGCTAAATTAACTTTAAAACTTAATAATACTAAAAATTTTAAAGAAGATTTATTTAAATATATGGATTTATTCTGTGATATTTATAAAAGATTGGGCGATATAATTATTACTAGACCAACTATATTTACCAACCCAGATGTATCTACAAAAAGTATATTAGATATGGTACCTAGTATTACAGCTCTTTTTATAGATTTTCTAGTAAATAATATTTATCCATCGGGTGGTTCTAGAACAAAAATAGATATAAATTTACCTCTAGAAACTATATTAAAAAATGAAAAAGAAACACTGGATATTATACATCAACTCGACAGTTTACCCGTCGTCCCTTCCACTAAACCTATTTTATCTACTAAAGAAAAAGAAAAACCCAAGGCTGTTGCATTACTTAATTAAAATTTCTTGTTTTAATTCATTTAAAGAATAGTACTTATAGTCGATTTCATTGTTGTCATAATTATTAATAATAGTTTCAACTATTTCAGAATTAGATAATTTATTTATTTCTCGACATTTTTTTATTAATCTATATTTTACTCCATTTAATTTTATTTTATTAGTATTTGGTTTTATAGTTTTTTTCCCTATATCTTCGGTAAATTCTTTATAATTACTACTTGATAATTTATCTATATAATTTTTAAATATAAAGTCTGATCCTTTATTATTTGCGGATAAATTAAGATTATACATATTATATTCATCGGTAATAGTATCAGATGATTTACTATTAATATCTAACAATTTATTATTAGTATCAGATGTTCTACTAGTAGTATCTAACAATTTATTATTAGTATCAGATGATCTACTAGTAGTATCAAATAATTTAAAACTATTTTCTAATAATGTATTATTAGTATTATCTTCATTCGAAAAAATACTTTTTTCGGATTGAGTATCTTTAGAAATTTCTGGTTTATTTTTTTCACAATATTCTACAAAATTAAATAATTTTTCTAATGTAGTATTATTTAAATATTTTAAATTTATAAAAATTCCATTATTATTTTCAGAAACTTTATCAGTATCTTTTATAATAATATTATAAATCTGACATAACTGATTATACTCTAATTTTTCTATATTTTTTTTCAATTTATTTTTGTCATCATTTGTGTATTCTATAATAGACATTATATATAAAAATATAATTTTAAAAATTTCTGGACATTTTAATTGAATCAAAAATTGCCTTCTCAATTTGCCCTTCTCAATTTGCCCTTCTCAATTTGTCCTAATATAATTTTCCTATAACGTTTATTTCATTATCATTATACTCAAATCTTGAGCATACTACCTCAATATCTATAGATTCTCCAACCTGTATATTCTCAAATTTCTCTAAATTATCTTCATGATATATTTTTGATAAAGCAACTAGTAGAGGTTTTTTTTCACACATTATTCCCATCTTATTTATTCCTATAACTTTACAATTAACAATATCGCCCTCTGTAACATTACAAATATCAACCTCTAATTTTAAATTATATACTATATCTCCATTAAAATGTGAACTAATAATTCTACCTAAACTTCTTTCTATTAGTTTAATAGAGTCTTTTTTAATATAACCCTCCTTTGAACATTTATTACCTATATTATTTTTAACTTTTTCTAATAATATAGTATTAGTATCATTACTGATATTAAGTTCACTTGGAGATAGTTCCTGCGTGTAATCAATAATAAGTGTGTAAAATATATTTTGTCCTGACATTTAATTATATATATATATAATTATATAATTAAAAATCAAATTTAATTAAAAAATTTCTTCTAATTTATAAAACCACATAATATTTCTAGAAATATCATCAGAATTTCTAATTTTTTGTCTATATCTAAGTAAAAATTCTAATTCTTGACATAAACTTTTTCCTTTATAAACAGTTGTTTGTTTCATTCTTGTTTTTGGTCGTGGAGATGAATAAATTTTATGATTTAATATAGTATTAATCGTTTGTGATATTTCAGATACAGAAGTCACATTAATGCCGTGTCCACATTTAGCACCTTTTCTTACATTTTTATCTGATAATTTCCCCGTAATATTAGCATGTTCTTTATATCCGATATTATTTACAACATAAAACATTGGTGGAAGTTTACTTAGAAATCCGTAAATTTTATTTATTGTATTATTAAATACATAATTTTCCTTTTTAAGTTTAAATTCTTCTTCTTCGTCACTTGTTAAAGATAGAGCTTCTGTAAAATTATTTAATTCACTATTGTATTCATAAAAAATCTGCGTTTTATTCTGTTTTGTTATACGAAAATATTTAGGATAATCTATACCAGTAAATTTAGTGGCAGCCATTTTTTTACCCATTCTTTCTAATTTATCTCGTTTTACTCTAAAAATAGAATACGATTTATCATTGTCATTATTTGGGTCTTTATCAAAATACGATAAAACCAATTTATCTATATCGTTTGTAGGTTTATTTTTATTCTTAATAATATTTATAAGTGATGTTTTTAATAAAACTTCTTTTTCTTTATCTGACAATCTATCTATTTTATAAAATAAATATATTTCTGTAAGTTCATCTTGTGTTGGAATATAAGAAGATGCTTTTTCAGAGTCTTTTATGGGATATGTTGTATATTCTAGTTTAATATATTTATTATTAGAAGTATAATCCAATAATTTATTTAAATCTTGTTGTATTTTAAGTATATTTTCACTATTTACTTTTTTAAATGTATGCATTTTAACTATTTTTTTAATAAATCTTTTAGAACTTGATGATTTAATAAGACTCATTTCATCTGTATTTTGTAATTCAATATTATAATTTTTTTTGTTAACAGGTCTACTTCTATAATAATAAGAAATATTAACGTCATCAATTTCTAGGGGCTGATATATATATAAACCATCTCTATATATAATATATCCCAATCTATTATACATATCATACACAATATCTTTTGTTTTAATTAATTCATCCAATGCGATGTATATATAGTCTTTATTAATATTAGAATTATATTCTTCGTGGATAACATCTATGATATTATCTAATGTAAAAGAATACTCATTAATATATATTAATTTAATAAATTCTTTAATATTCTGTATAGTATCTAAAATGAAATCACTTGAAAATGTATCAGTATTAATTTTATAAGACGGACTTATAGTTTCCCAATCACAAGCATAGTCACACTTATCAAAATCACATTTTAAACTGTTGTCGTTATTATATATAAATATATCTTTAGCAATTCCTTTAGATGTTACTATAACAGATTTATTTGGATAATCCGCTTTAGTAAATATATTACTATTTTTATTTAATGCACAATCTATTGAATTTTTTTTAATAACTCTCTCTATTTGTGCCATTTTATATTTTTTAAAATAAGCATTTCTATAAACTCTTTCATCACTTGTTTCATATCCAGTATGTTCTAATGATACAGGTAATGCGGCAACGTGTAAATAAAGGGTAACATTTTGATGTTCTTGGGGTAAATGAAAATGAGACCGTTGTCGTATACCTCTTCCAGAAGCCTGTTCCATCATATTTAAATGATGCCAAGGATCCATAATATGAATTTCTCTTACCCCAAAAAAAGATATACCCTGCTCAATTACTCTAGAACCTAATATTACCATTACATGTTCACCATAATCATTTTTTATTGATGTTCCATTGCTATCAACAGCTTGTCCCCTAACTTCTCTAACTAACTGATCTAAATAATTTTTTTTTAATTGTCCATCTAAATATATATAAGTCGCTTGTTTAAAATTTTTCTGTTCTTCGGATGTTAAATCTCTATAATATTTTTTATGATAAGAACAAAAACAATCCTTTTTATCTATTTTTTTATCTAAAAAATTATCTGTTTTTCCATCTCCTACAAATCTTTTAAATCCATTCTCTTCTAAGGTTAATGCCATTGGTTTTATTCCGTGTGAAATAAACTGTGAATAAACAAATACTATTCCTTTACTTGTTAGAATATTACTCATTATAGATTCTTGTTTTTTAGAATATTTACCTACATAATCTATATGTAAAAAACCTTTACCAGTACCATCAATACTTCCTAAATTAACGCCTGACTGATTTTTATAGGTATATCGATGAGTTGAATTATCATAATCAAACGCCCCTTCTAAACCTTTTTTCTCCCCAATATTTCCTTTAAATTCTCCTAATAATTCAGGGTCATTGTCTATTTTAAAATTACATTGGGGATATACTATATTGGATGCCTGTAAAGGTTGTCTAGAAAAACTAGATTGTATCTTACTGGTAGATTCTATATCACTTTCATCGGTATTTACTAAGTATTCTTTAAGTTTATGATATTGCCATTTACTTAAACTATTTTTATAGAATTTTATGTTATTTTGATGAATTTTTTCATCTTCTTTTAAAAGCACCCATTTTTTGGATTCTGTTTTAAATTTAGGATTAGGCGTATACAATAATTTATCTTCTGGTTCTAATTTTAAAGGAAACGTAAATGGATTTTCACCTCGGAGAAACGAAATATACCCTCTTGATTTTTGTATTAAAAATTCTAAAGCCTTAATAGGTTTATTTGCTTTAATATTAGCGGCATCTTCAGAATAATGAACTAAATCTATACCATTTTTTTGAAATATATGCTCTTCTTCTAAAGGAGCCTGTTTATCATTCAATAGTAATAAATTTAGCAACCATATAATTTCTTTAGAAATATTATACATTGGAGTAGCTGTTAACAGTATTAATTTCGTATTATCTGCATATCTTGCTATCATTTCTAAATAGGGTCTAGATTTTTTATCTTCTTTATTGCTACCTCCTTCTCTTGTAACATGAACCTCATCCATAATAATAACTCTATTTGAAAATTTTTCTTTAATATATTTTATCTTTTTATTTTCTAGTGAAGTTTCTTTATAAAAATCTTTTAATGAATTGAAATATTTGTCAATTTCATTTGTTAATTTTTGATATCCCATTATTTCATAATATTTATTAATCAACCGATTTACCATCAACACTTTCTGTTTATAAGTTTTATCATTAAAATTTGGCAAATCATTTTTATAACGATCTCCAGTACACTGAACATTTACATTTAAATAATTATTATTTTCTTTTTCTATACTGAAAATTTCATCTCTCCAATTTTGTTGTATCGTATCGGATGGAGTTAGTACTAGAATTTTTTTGTCGTTTTGATACACTATGTTTCTAAAATTTTCAGCTATAGAAAGAGCAGCACAAGTTTTCCCAACTCCCACCCCGTGCCATAACAATAGACCATTATATGGAGTATTATTTGATATAAAATTTTTAACAAATTTTTGAGAATTAGATCGATTAAATGTTTTTTTGTTTGTTTTAAACATATCTTTATTCATTTTTGGAATACTATTTTCATAAAACTCCTTTTTCTCAAATATTTTTTTATTAAATAATTCATCACTATATTCGGGATAATAATTAAATTGATCTAAATTATTAATAATAAACTTATTTTCTTCCGCATATATCGTATGTTCTTCTAAATATTTATTAATAACATCTAATTTTATTTCATATATTTTTCTATAAATGTCATTTTCAGAATTTAATATATATTTACTAGTTGCATTTAATAATTTAATTAATATATCTATTTTAACCAAAACAATTCTATTTTTATCACTTATTTCTATAGTACTGTTATCTAAATGTTTTTTTAACATTGTAAAAAATAACCACCACCAATCTATCTTAGATATATCTTTAATAGATTTAAGTTTACTAAGTTTAGTGATAATTATTTGATTTAGTTCTTGTTCAGGATATTTTTCATATTGCATTATATATATACTATAATATATTTATAAATTTTTATTTATACTATAAGGTTTATAATTTTTTATTTATACTATAAGGTTTAAATTTATATTTATAATTTTTTATTTATACTATAAGGTTTAAATTTATATAGTTCATTATCTAAAATATATTTATCTGCTTCTTTAATTATATTTATTTTTTCTGTATGATAACTACGAAATTTAGATATAGCTTCTTCTAAAGTAAAAAATTTTAACAAACTTATTTCAGTTATTTGATGTCGATTAGATGAATTAATTTGTAAATCTATATTTTTATTTATATATTTTGCTAAAAAATATATGTGTTTATATATTTTTCCATCTGTTCCAATATATTCTTCTATAAATTCTTTAGAATTTAAAATTATATAATAATCATTATTAATTCCAGTTTCTTCAGTAAATTCTCTAATAGCTGCTTCTATATCTGATTCATATGTATTTTTCCGACCTTTTGGAAATCCCCATTCAGATTCTAACCAGTTTGATTTATAACTTTTTAAAATACTATCCAGTTTATTTTTATTACGTAAATCCATAAATTTATTATATGCTTTTTCATAATTTTTTTTATGTTCTATTTTTAAATTATCTACATCTAAAGATTTCATCCATAATTTTTCCCATAAATTTTCAAAAGAAGACGTTTGAATATTAGATATTTCTTCTATAGTCATTCTATTAATTATTTTTGTTAAATGTTCTAAATTATTTAACTTATATATACCTCTTATAAAATTAACATATTCTATACTATCTTTTCTTCTTATTAATAAAAATTTATTTTTTCTTATAGTTTTATCATAAAAGAATAGTAAAATTCCATAACTTATTTTAGTTTCCTTTTTACTAATAATTTTTTTTTTTAATCTATCCTGAAATAATGAATTCATTGTTAACTAATTAATACTTTAAATTAATATTTAAGTATTTACTTGTAAAATTTTTATAATAATATAATATATGGAACCAAATATATGGGGTAGTGGTGCTTGGATATTTTTACATTCTATAACTCTTAATTATCCTGACAATCCAACAATAACTATAAAAAAAAAATATTTAGATTTTTTTAATATATTGCCTGAAATTTTACCGTGCAATATATGTAAACTTAATTTAAAAAAGCATATGAAAAAATATCCCATTAGATTTTATTTAAATTCTAAAGAAACATTGTGTAAATGGTTGGTTAATATACATAATTTAACAAATATAGATAATAATAAATCTACACTATCTTATGAACAATTTCTAAAAATTTATAAAAAAAAATACAGTACAGACTATAACTATAAATCTATATTTTTAACTCTATGTATACTTATAGTCTTAATATTTATCTATAAATTATTTAATTTTCATCCAAATATATAAAATATATTAATGATAAAAGTCCTAATGGAATTAATGTGTTTGCAGTTAAACTTAAACTACCTATTCCCATTAATTTTAAATAATTTCCTAATAATGGATCATCTAATACTAGTAAATCATCCGGTAATTCTAAATCACCACCACCTTTTTGTTCATTTATTAATATAGATTCTAAATAGTCTTTACCTAATAATAAACCTATAGGAACTAATGTAGATGTTGTTAATAACTTAATACCTCGATATTTCATAAATATATCCAATATTCTATTCCCCCAAATATCTTTTATATAGTCCTTTACTCCTCCGCCTTTTTGACTTCTATTGTATATACTATATAAATACATTAACACACCTAAAGGTACTAGAGTATTAGGTGTTAAAGAACTTAAACCAACCACACCTGTTAATTTTAAATACTCACCTATTAATGGATCATCTATAACTGGATATGATTCTTCTAACACACCACCTTTCTGACTTAATACTAAATCCTCAAATATTTTTTTTCCCAAAATGAGTGCGATTGGAACTAGTGTAGCTGTTGTTAATAGTTTAATACCATTGTATTTTAAATATAAATCAAATATTCTATTATCTACTAAAGTAGTACTAAATTTGTATAATTTATCTGAAGTTTTTTTTACAATCGACATTAGTTATAATATATTAAAATATAATTATTTTAATATATATTAAAAATAGTATCGAAATAATTAAAATAGTATTGTATAATTAAAATAGTATTAAAATAGTGTTGAATAATTAAAATAATATTAGGATAATTAAAATAGCATTAAAATAATAAAAAAAAATAGTAGAATAATTATTATATAAATTTTATAGTTTATATATAAATGTATTACATTAAAATGCATTTTAAATAATGATGAACTCCAGCTAGAATTATGAAGATGTGTAATATATTTACCTTTTATACTATATCGATTTAAATCTGTAATATGACAAGGCTCAAAATAAATATCTTCTAAAATTTTTATATTTGTGTTCTTATCTTTAACATAGTTTATAACTGCATTTGTAAAACATATTGGTCCAGTGGAAACTATAATATAATAATCTTTCGTATAATAAAATTTTTTAACTAAATTTTTATATATTTCTAAAAATAAATAATTAAAGAATACATTATTTTTTGATGTAATAATAACACCATTATTTATTAAGTTGTAATTAATAAATTTATAAACAACTACTTTTGATACTATTAAATTATAATTATATTTTTTAATGATAAAATCTAAGGATTTTTCACATATAGTGTCTATATCAGTATATATTCCTCCATAAATATATAGAATAATATATTTAGCAAAATCTATTTTTTGTATCCTATATGGCAATGTTTGATATAGATAAAAATAAAATATATTATCTATATTTTTTAATAACTTCTCAAATCTTATTTTATCCCATAATATAATTTTCCATTTCGGATGGTTTTGTTTCCATGTTTTTCGATAATTATTATGTATGGATGATATATTATGTTCTCCTTGCCACCATATTTGATGTATAATTAATGGTATAGTCATTTTATTTTATATTATATATATATACAATAAAAATGTATATAATATTAATTATAGTATTATGTTTTATATCCACCCATTATTTAGATTTTATCCATTTAAATCTAAAGAAATTTAAAAAAATAAAAAATATTGTTCTTCTGATAGCATCTGTTATACCCATTCTTTCGTATAATTATATTCCTAAAAAATCAAAACGAAAATTAACAGATTCTACTAAAAAATATATTGCTTCGCAACAAAAATGGATATGTAATAGTTGTAAAAAAACATTAGATTATACCTATGAAATAGACCATATAAATCCCTTATATAAAGGCGGGACTAATAATATAGATAATTTACAGGCATTATGTAGAAATTGTCATGGTAAAAAAACCTTTAGGGATACTATTGATTTTTAAAACTTATCATAAAGTTTTAATTCGAAATTAGAAAAACTCTTAATAAATTACCGATAATAGAATATACGAGTTATAAAATATATTAATGTTAATATAAACACTAAATGTAAATAATAGTAAATCTAATAGAATATAATTTAATAATACTAAATGTACTTTAATAAATGTAAATAATAAATTTGATCAATTTAATATGAATTATAAATATGTAAAATGACTGAATCTAAAATACAAAAACCGTTTTTAAAATGGGTTGGAGGTAAAACCCAGATTATTAATAAAATTATTGAAAAAATTCCTTTAGAATTTGAAAATTATCACGAATTATTTTTAGGTGGAGGGAGTGTTTTATTGGCTGTCCTTTCCCTACATAAACAACAAAAAATTATTATTAAAAATAAAGTATATGCGTATGATATTAATGGTATTCTGATAAATGTCTATAAAAATATACAACAAAATAAAGAAGAATTATTTAAACATGTCACCTTTTATATTAATAAATATGATAGTATAAAAGGAACTGTAATCAATAGAAACCCTATAACGATTGATGAGGCAACAACATCTAAAGAAAGTTATTATTATTGGATAAGAAAGAAATTTAATAATATTGATAAAACTACTATAGAATGTTCTGCACTATTTATGTTTCTCAATAAAACATGTTTTAGAGGAATGTATAGAGAAGGACCAAAGGGGTTCAATGTTCCATATGGACATTATAAAAAAACACCTACAATAATAAGTAAAAGTGATTTATATTATATTAGTGATTTAATTAAAGATGTAGTATTTTTACAAAGCGATTTTAGCAGTTCAATTAAAAATATACAATATGGTGACTTTGTATATTTGGACCCCCCTTACGCACCAGTAACTGTAGATTCATTCGTTGGATATACATTAGGTGGATTTGATTTAGAAACACATAAAAATCTATTTACTGAGATTAAAAAATTAAATGAAAAAAAAATTAAATTTGTCATGAGCAATGCTAAAGTAGAATTAATAGTAAATACTTTTAAAGATTATAACTATGATGATATTATCGCGCGGAGGGCTATTAATTCAAAAAAACCTGGTTCAACTATTACAGAAGTAATTATTTATAATTGATAATATAATCTATAATGGTACACTTATAATTTACATCATTGCCCCAAAATACAGGTATATTAATTTCTTTTAAATCATCTAGTTCAGGTTTACAATTTAGTTTAAACCAATCTGATAGACAATACATATATATTATATCATAATTTGGAAATGTTTTACTATAATGACGACGTTTAAATCCAGCTGTTTGAATTTTTTCACATACTGAACCACTAACTTGTTGAAATTTTTTCTCTAAAAGAAATATTTTTTTAGTGGCTTCGTTAATATAGCATTCATCTGGATTTTTACAGCCGTGTGCTTTTATAATATTTTTATTCACTTTATCACCCATATATTTAAATAAATTTCCTTTTTCAACTCTTATAAATATAGTATCACTATAATTATTAAAGTGAATATTATCCGAATAAATATTTTTAGATATAATAGAATAGTCAGTTTGTAAGTGAGTTAATTCTTCATATGGTAATCCATTTTTGTTAGTATTACATCCTCCAGCACCAGTCCCCTTATTAGAAATTATAGATACTATAGGTTCGGATGGTATTTTTTTTAAAAACTTAATTTTTTTTAAAGATTCCATTTGATGACAACAATAATATTATTGTTGTTGACATCAAATTTTATAATAAACCCTAAACCCTTCATATTCCTGTTCATAATTAATGATACTGATAAATAGAGTATAATGAAGTATTAAATTTAATACACTAATTTAATACTCCATTATACTGTAATTTAATACACTAATTTAACACTCTAATTTAATACACTAATTTAAAATATAACAGAGTATATAATAATATTATTGTATTATAGTATATGAATAATATTAAAAATTTATATAGTAAAATACCATTTAATAATAAAACATTTAGAATATCTTTAATCGTTATTATAGTAATAGTCATTTGTTTATGTATTATGTTTATTGTAAAACATAGAAGACATTCTTTAGAAAATCCTACATTTTTTTTAAAACCAAAATTATCTCAAAAAAAAATAACAATTAGTAAGAGTTTATTGTTTGAGCCCAAAAATGGATATGAATTTACTTGGACCTTTTGGATATATATAACTGACTGGAAATATAGATTAAATAAAGATAAACACATTTTTACAAAGGGACGTTTAGAAGAAAATCCAATACATTGCTGTCCAGCTATATTTTTAGATAAATCTATTAATGATATGATATTTTATATTCAAACAACTAAAAATACTATAAAATATAGAATTAAAGATATACCTATTAATAAATGGAATCATATAGGAATTAGTGTATCAAATAAAATTGTAGACCTGTATATAGATGGAAAATTATATAAGAGTTTTGTTTTAACCCATTTACCAAAATTAAACCATGCTGATTTATATGTAAATTATTTTGGAGGATTTAATGGAAAACTAAGTAAATTATCTTATTTTCCAGTTGCTTTACAGGCATCCGATGTGTTAAAACAATTTAAGGGCAATCCAATTAATTCGGGTATTTTTAATAGTTTATACAATAAAATGAGTAATAAACATATAGATATAGAAAAGCATTCTCCTTCTGTATCTCATAAAGAAGAGGTATCGTCCAAAGAAGAGGTTTCCTGTTCTTCATCAAATCAAACAACACCATCTTATCAACATCATAATCAATATTATAATATAATAGGAAATCAATTTATATCTCTTAAAAAAAATAGACTTGTTAAAAAATTTAAAATTAATAAAAATTATTCTCTAATGTTTACAATTCTACCAAAGGGTAAAGTATCTGGATGGTCTAATATTATACATTCTACCATTAGTAATAAAAATTGTTGCGGTCCTAAGGATAGATTACCAGGTATTTGGTTTAGATCTAATACTACAAAATTATATATAGTAAATAGTACATTAGGTGGTAATTTTTCCTTTACTTGTCCTATAGAATTACCATTACATAAAGAAACTCATATAAAAATATCTGTCATTGAAAGTCATTTTACTATTAATTTATCGGGAGCGGCAAATTATAATAAAATAATGACTATAAATAATAAACGATTAGAAGGTACCAGTCATTTTTATGTATCAGATCCCTGGCATTCTAAATCGAATGGGCTAATTAAAAATATAATATGGCTAAATCATTAATCATAATAATTTCTATATATATATTATTATGATTAATAAAATAACTATTACAATAGCTTTAATAATAGTTTTAATAATAGTGTTTGTTTTACATATAAAAAAACAACGGCAAAAATTAAGTCTTTTAATAGATTCGCCACATAATTGTAAACAAGCTATAAAAATAGAAAACAGATTATTAATAAAAAATAATAATAATAAAGGTTTAAGTTGGACATTAAGTTTTTGGATTTATATAAATGATTGGAATTATAAATATAAGAGTAATAAATATATTTTTGTATGGAATAATTGTACTGTATGGCTATCTAAAGATACAAATTCTATGATTATTTATATACCTATATTTAATAAGGGAGAAAAAATTATATTTTATGAAGTACCTTTACAAAAATGGCTATATGTAACAATTATATTAAATAATAGAGTATTAGATTTATGGATAAATGGAAAATTATATACTTCTAAACATTTATCAAATGTTCCTAAAATCAATAACAAAAGTAGTATGAAAATAAGTCCTTATGGAGGATTTAATGGTAATATTTCCCAATTTTATTATTACTCATATGCTATTAAAAATTATGATTTTATAGGATACAATAATGTATATAGTATATTTAAACAAGGTCCTTTAGGGTTTAATATACCTATTGTATCTAGTATTCAAAAATATTTTATTAAATAATTAAATATTTATTATTAAATTTTAGTAAATTATAAAATAATTAATTATTTTAAATAATTAATTATTTTATAAAATATAGATGTTAATTAACTATTTTAACAAACTTTAATATCTTTATATAATATATAATGATTGGTAAAATTACAGAAAATCCAAATACTAAATTTATTTTAATAGGTTTATTAGTTATTTTTATAATTTATATGTTGTATAGGAAGTATCAAGCGATAGTGAAACAGCAAACATTAGAACCTATTTTCATTAGAAAGCCATTAAATGCAAAAAAAGCGAGTGTTCATAGTAACCAGTTAGTTCCATTACCCAAAGATGGAACCGGATATACATTAAGTGTTTGGTTATATATTAACGATTGGGATTATAAATATGGTGAATGGAAGCATGTGTTACATAAAGGTGACAAAGAAGGAAATTTTGTACAACCTGGAATATGGTTACATCCTACCCATAATAAACTATTTGTAAAATTTGATAGAGAAAATAAACGAAAAGAATATAAATTTCACGAAAATAAAGTATATCCCTCGGTTGTTTCTAATAATTTAAGTAATAAATTAGAAAATACAACACTGGACCAAAGTAAAGCTTGGTGTGATTCAAATGATACTTGTCAAGGATTTACATTTACAGGTAAGAATATGGGAGATAATTCATATGTTAAAATCGCGAAATTTCCAGATATAAATGATCATAATAATTTAATAGATATAGATAAGAAAATTATAGAATCTAATCATCATAAAAATTTAAAAATAGGAACAATGGAAAAAAAATATAAGTATGCATCAATGAATCCTTCCCTTAATAAAAATATGATATTTGATAAGACTATGTCAAATAATATAGATAATGTTCCACTTGGGCGATGGTTTCATTTAGGAATTGTCGTATCCGAACAAGCTACCGAAATATATGTGGATGGTACTTTAAGAAGTACAGAAACTATAGAAAGTAATATTAAACAAAATAATGGTCAACTATGGATAACACAGGATGGAGGCTTTTCAGGAATTATTACACAACTAAAATATTATAATACATCGTTAAATCATGGTAATATTTCTGATATATATTCATATGGACCTAAACCTTGGATGTATCCTGATTTAGTGGGATTAATGAATAAATATAAAGGAGCTTTAGATATTGATTTTAATGTAAATGTAAATGTAAATGGACATAAGGCTGGTGTTGGCGCTAGTATAGATACTGGTAATGATACCAGTATTAGTACAATGTCTCCAACTGAAGACGATCCAACAACAGAGGAGGCTGAATTATAGATTATTAATTAATTCATTCTATTATAAAAAATAATATTCTATTATAATATAATGAATATAGATTTACAAAAAATCAAAAGCAACAAGGCTTTTAGTATTATTTCGGGATCCATAGGTTTTTTAATACTAGTTTTTATTATATATTCTATTTATAATTATTTTAAGACTAAATCAAAAGAACAACCATATCTTATAAAATATCCAAGACGAGGAGATATTATTATAGATATTGATTCTAAAACTAAGAAACAAATTAATAAAAACGGTTATCAATATTTTAATAATAAGATAATTACTAAATCTGCTGTAGGATATGATTACTCTTATTCCATATGGCTAAAGATTGATGATTGGGATTATAACTATAATAAACCTAAACACATCTTTCATAAAGGACCTAGAAATGCGAAATATGTTAATCCAGGTGTTTGGTTATATCCCCAAGATAACAATTTAATGATAAGAGTTGATACACATAATAGATTAACAAATAAGGATACTACTAAATCTGGCAAAAAATGTCAAAATTGGGAAGCCCAGTATCCTCATAAACACACAACAACAAACGAAAACTACCCAAATAAAGATATAGGTAATCATAATAATTGTAGAAATCCTGATAATAGAGAAGGAGGTGATTGGTGTTATACATTAGATCCTAAGAAGAAACAGGAATCGTGTGGAGGAAATTATAAAAATAGTCCAACCATGAATCCATCCGAAAATACTAAGACTTTAAATCCATTAGATAATTGTGATATTGTTAATATTCCCATACAACGATGGGTTCATGTTGTATTAGTAATGCACAATAAAACATTAGATGTTTATATTAATGGTAAATTAAAACGAAGTTGTATATATAAACACGTTCCTAAATATAATAATGATGATTTACATATAACAGATAATGGAGGATTTAAAGGCGACTTAAGCGAGTTTAAATATTTTAATAAAGCATTATCTCCAAGTGAAATATACAGTATTTATAGTTCTGGGTCCCAGACAATGAGTTTATATGATAAATTAGGTGAATTTAAACCTAAAATTAATTTAAACGTTAGTGTATCAGCATCGGTAAATGATCACAGTATATCGGCTTCTTCAAATTAGGATAATTTATTTAGATTTTAATTAATTGTTATAATATATAAATAATATATATATATATTATAATGGATTTTATTAAAAAAAATACTGCATTTATTGGCACACATTCTAGTTCTTTAATGTCTAATAATAGCCCAGTCGCAATGGTTATTAAAGTTGCAATAGTTATTTTATCTATAATGTTTTTAGTTTATCTTGGGAAAAAAATAGTTACAAAATATAAAGATTATAAGTCATCTAAATTATGGCTTTTAAGTGGAACAAAATCTGCAAAAAAACGAATGGTTATATTACAAGATCCTTCTAAACACGATTCATTAACTTTAAAAAGATCCAAAAATCAAGAAGATGGCTTAGAGTTTAGTTATTTTTTTTGGATGCATATAGATGATTGGTCGTATAGACAAGGAGAATGGAAACACGTTATGCATAAAGGTAATGAAAGTGGATGGCCATTAAGAGCTCCAGGAGTATGGTTACATCCAAAAGATAATAAACTAAGAGTTTATATGAATACTTTTAAAAAAATAGATGAATTCGTAGATGTAGATAATATACCATTAAATAAATGGTTTAATGTTGCTATTTGTATGAAACAAAAAGTATTAGATGTATACATTAATGGCAACGTTGTTAAAAGTAAAAAATTAGATGGATTACCAAAGCAAAATTATGGTGATTTATATATAAATGCTTTTCAGGGATTTAGTGGATATATGTCTAATATTAGATATTATGATTATTATATGTCCTACTCCGAATTAAATAGTAATTTAGGAATTGGTCCATCTATGATGCCTATTGCGGATACACAACAAATGCCTCCATATTTAACACCTAATTGGTGGACAAATAATTAAAAAATATTTATTTATAGTGTATAAATATTTTATTTAATATTTATTGAGATCTTAAATAAAATATTACATTAAATATAATGGTGAATAAATTATTAATAAGTTGTTCGATATTATATTTACTAAATAAAAATATAGATATTAAAAAAAATAAAAATAATACAATTATTGATTCTCCAATAATATATAATTCAAAGTATTTTAAAAATCCTATAATAAATAATACATTTATATCTGGAAAAAAATATGGTGATACATATAATAATAAAGATATACCATACCATTATTATCCTGATGGTGCGGCTATCTTTACTGATAATGATATCAAAAATCCAGACGGATATTTATATGTATCAAATTCTGAAGCATCATATAGAAAAGCAGGAGTAGGTGTTTATAAATTTGATAGAGATAATAAATTTATTAAATATTATAAAGTATTAGAAGATAGTGATAGAAACTGCAGTGGTGGTAAATATAAAAATTTATGGCTATCGTGTGAAGAAACCCCAACTGGTCAGATATGGTCAGTAAATCCTTATACAAAAGAAACTAAAAGAATACCTAATATGGGATCATTTAGTCACGAAGCCATTACATATAATCCAATAAATAAAAAATTTTATCTAACAGAGGATAATTATAATGGTTTAATATATAGGTATTCTTTTAACACCAACATAGAAGATGGTTTTTTAGAAGTATGTGTTGGTATTAAAAATAAAGATTATTACGACATATCTTGGGTTAAACAATCCATTTATAACAAACAAAAAACAAAAAATGATTTACAAATGGTTAAATGGGAAGGTATTGTGTATAATCCTGTCGGTGAAATAAATCATCTAACACAAGAAAGTCTTAATGTACGTTCCCATTCACCTAATAGATCGGGTTATATTTATATTGTTAATCAAAAATACGGAATTTACTGCTATAATCCAAATATTGAAAAAATATATCATATAATTAAATTAGACAATAATGATCCCAATAAATTAAATAATCCCGATAATATTAGTCTTACAAAAAATAATCAGTTATTAATTTCAGAAGATATACAGAGTACACCTAATTTAGAATTATGGCTATATACTCTTCGCTATGATAGAAATGATTTTCCTGAAATAGACACTGAGGATTGGATTATTCGAACTAAAAATACGAGCGGTTCAGAATTAAGTGGACTAGCGATACATAATGATATTTTAATGTTAGCATCTCAGCGTGGGGGGAAATACGGTAAAGGTAAAGTTTACCAAATAAAGGGTCTTAAAGATATCTAATATATATTATAATTTTATTAGATATTAATTAATTATTTTATTATTTTATTATAATTTTATTAGATATTAATTAATTATTTTAAGATTATTTTATTATTTTATTAGATATTAATTAATTATTTTAAGATTATTTTATTATTTTATTAGATATTAATTATAATAAAATAATTATTATAAGATTATAAAATAATTGTAAAATATATTACTTCCACAATTTATTATTTTATAATCTTATTATAATTATAATGAACACTATTGATTGGGATAAAGTAGATAACACGATTGATAAACTATCGTTTAAAGGAGAAACTATAACTGGTAAATGTGTAAATGTTTATGATGGCGATACTGTTAAAATTGTATTTCCCATTAATAACAAACTGTATAAATGGAATTGTCGTTTGAGTGGAATAGATACACCAGAACTTAGAACTAAAAATTTAAAAGAAAAAAAACTTGGATATAAGGTTCGTGATGAGTTAAGAACAAAAATATTAAATAAAATGGTTTTAATAAAATGTGATAATTTTGATAAATATGGTAGATTATTAGTTGATATTTATTTAAAAGAACAATCCCAAACAGGAGGTTCTAATGAAAACAAAAACAGTAATATGTCAATTAACAGTTGGTTAATAGAAAATAAATTTGCTTTTAAATATGATGGAGGAATAAAACAGAGTTGGGGAGATTATTTAAATACAATTTAATTAAACATTATTTTGTTAATTTTAACGTGAAATATATTTATAATGCCGTAGAAAAGAACAACTGATTTATTAACCTTCAGTTATGTATTTTTTCTATACACCTAATAATCATATTATATTCATCTTTACACTGATCTTTTGTTTTTTTCTCAAATGAACATTTCCAAAATATTTCAGCGATTCTTTTACATTTATTAATATTATTATTGTTTAGTAGTTCTCTTTCTAGTTCTAGAGTTTTTTTATACTCGAATATTGATAAATATGTCATTATAAAAATAATTTAAAAAAATTATTATAAATCAATTTTAAAATTGATTTATAAATAACTAATTATGATATATTAATAAATGGATATAGATTTAAATTCTACTGTTGATAACCGAAATCTTGCTTTATCTAATATAATATCACCAGCTGAATGTATTGGTATGTATACCACTCTAAATGAAATTATAAATTCTGAAAAAATAGGACAATTACATTTGTTATATTCTAATTTTCAGATTACATATGGGGATTATGGAATACTTACAAATATTAACGTCCCTTATATAGATCTTATTAAATCCACTAAAAAAAATAAAGTTATCTGTGATTTAATAATTATTAATAATCCAGAAGATGCTGAACGTCTTGCCAATAATCATATTAAAAAAATACCTAATTTAAAACCATTTTTAGGAAATAGTATAATATCGACCACGGACGTAGATGATTGGAAGATACAGCGGGGACACTATACGCCTTCATTTAGTGTATCGACCGAACTAGATAAACTAATCCCTATATCAAATAATAGAGCTATTTTAGCAACGGATGTATTATGGACTCTTAGTAATAATGGGAATAACTCTATTAATATTAGTGATTATTTTCTTAGTGAAACACAGGCACAGTTGCAGCTTGCGTTGTTTGGGTTTTCTAATGAATTTCAGGAAAAAACAAATAAAAATATTCGTTGTATGTTCAGTGGTGAAAAAATGGAATATGTTAAAGAGTTTGTACCTAAATTTTTAAAAGAACTTGAATTTGCGAAAGGTCCTCTGGGAAAAACGATGAATAATAGATTTAATCAACTAAATAATCGTTCTAATTCAGAAATGATAGGAAATAGTTTAATATTCTCATTTGCGGGTCACGATACCACCGCACATACTCTTAGTTGGCTTATATATGAGTTGTCCAAAAATCACACTATACAAAATAAATTATTAAACGAAATTGATAAATTTTGGAATACACAACAAGATAAAGATATACTTTATTCCGATTTGAAAAGATTGCCGTTTATGACGAGATGTATTATGGAAACATTAAGATTATGGCCAGCCATTCCAAATGGAACTTATCGTGAATTAATAAATGATGATTATATTATTGGGAAAAATGGGGCTCATATTATTCTACCAAAAGGAACATATATTCAGATACCTAATTGGTCAAGACACCGTAGTTCTGATTTATGGGGCAACGACGTCGATATTTTTAATCCTGATAGGGAATTTAAAGACGATGAATTATGGAATAATACGGTCATAAATAGTTATAATCCAAGTTCTGAAAGATTTAGTCCTTTTACCTATGGTCCCAGAGATTGTATTGGTAAAAATTTTTCTCAGATAGAAATGCGTCTAATACTATTACATTTACTCCGTTCTTTTACTTTTAATTTAACTGATAAGCAAAAAACTTGTTATGACAACACCACTATAGGATTTAATAGTTTTACATTTGGTCCAAGAAATATAGAAAATAATAATTTACGTGATTCAACATTAGGATTGTATGTTACCATTTTACCAAGAAATATTAAATCTAAATTATAATCTAAATAATCTAAAATAATAATAATAATATAAAAATAATAATATAATAATAATAATATAATAATAAACTATGGAATTAAAAGAAGGAGATTATTTAATAGTTTCCCTATCTAAATTTATGGATATTGGTGTCCCAGAATGGATTGTAGGAGTTTTTATAGATCCCTCAAAATTTTATGTAATAAAAAGAACGGGACTGGTAAAAGTTACAAATTATAGTGATTATACTATAGGTATATTATTAGAACTTGATGGATTTATTCAGTCGGGAACAACATTTAAAATATATCCTCCAAATCGTAAAATTAGTCCAGGATGTTCTTCTAAATTTAAAATTAGAAAATCATGTAAATTTTATAAAGATATGTCCAAATCTTCTAAATATTTTTGTCGAAAAGATATTACAACAAATGAAAATATATCTAAAAATATGCAACTACTGGTAAAAATTGATAAAATTGATAAAATTAAAAAATATATAGATTTGTCTATTGGGAAATGTTATAAATTAGTCTAATTTTTATTTTTATTTTCATTCATATATATAAATGAAAATAATATGTGTAAGTGGTTACTTTGATCCGTTTCACGTGGGTCATTTGGAATATTTAGAACGCAGTAAAAAACTTGGTGATTATTTGTTTGTTATTGTTAACAGTGATTATCAAGCCCGACTTAAAAAACAAAAAGCGTTTATGAATCAGTATGAAAGACTCAAGATAATCAGATCTTTAAAATGTGTTGATGCTGCTATTATTGCTATAGATAAAGATCGTACTGTTCGGGAAACTCTACGAATTATAAAACCAGATTATTTTACAAATGGAGGCGATCAAAATAACGCGACAATTCCAGAAATTGATGTTTGTAATGAATTAGGAATAGAGTTAGTTGATGGGTTAGGAGATAAGATACAAAGTTCATCGTGGTTAATTAAAAGTTCTAATTATAACCCCAAAAACTGATTTAATGGCGTAGTTACACAAAACAAATAATGAACAAAGATACCAAGAATTAATAAAGATATTGATAATTTCCAATAGTTCACTTTCTTATTTAGAAATATGTAAATAAAATATGATACTAAAAATGTAATTATAAAGTCAATAATAGCAATATTATAAATTTTTATACTGTGAACACCAGTATTTGGTTTACCAAATAAATCTTTATATTTACATAAAATCATAGTATATAATAATAATATACTACTATATTTAAATAATTTTTAATATTATTATTTTATTATTATTTTGATATTATTACTATTATTATTATTTTGATATTATTACTATTATTATTTTGATATTATTATTTTGATATTATTATTTTGATATTATTATTTTATTATTATTTTATTACTATTTTGATAATATAATATTAGAATTTTTTCCAATAAACACCGTTTCCTCAAATTGTGCTACACAACTCATAGAATCCGTTTCATATAAAGGTGGATAAATACTTAAATCACCTGTGCTATAGAGTTTAAAATAATCATTTAAATTATTTTTAGATTCATTATTTATATTATACACATATCTTGGACAAAAGGGCAATGTTTTAAAATTATCTTTTATTAATCCATATATGATATCTAATTTTTTAATATTAAATATAGGAACAGTGTCGTCCTTATCTACCAGCATAAAATGACTATACTCATTTGTATCTTTACTCATTATAGTTGTTCCAGAACCATTGCTAGTATATACCTCTACAGCTATTACATCATTCTCCTCCACAATTTGATTGTCTTCTTTTTGAGGCACGCTATATAATAATTTTCCTCCGTGAATTTTCCAAGGAAGAATATTATGTCCAGTGATATTATCTATAGGTTTAATAGGTTTGGTAACACCATTTATTTCTATTTCATATGATTCTACCACTTCTTTTGCGATATAACTTAATTCATTAAATTTTACATCTACGCCCATATTTTTAATAACTTTATCGACCGCTTCTCTTGATGATTCTAATAAAGAATTATATGTACTGTTTAAATTAACGGTAAAAGCACTATCTATTATACATCCATTATAATGAACGCCAAAATCAATCTTACATACATCAACTGATTTTAGTCTAGTGGTATCATTTAGGTAAGGTGTGTAGTGAGCCGCAATATTATTTAAACAAATACCCGTTGGAAATGCTATACAATTATTATATTGAGGATTACTAGTATGAAGATTATTATCCAATTTTAAATATTCTTCCTTAATGTTAGATTCTATTTTTTCACATAAATCTAATAATGTCACATTTGGTTTAATGAATGGTTTAATATAGGCTTGTGTATTTTTATGGATTTCTGCTGCTATTTTATAATTTTTTAAATCATTCATCGTATTATCATTCATCGTATTATCATTCATTGTATTATCATTCATTATATTATCATTCATTGTATTATCATTCATCGTATTAAATAATAGTATAATTAATACACTATATATTTAAGTTATTATAATTATTTAAATATATTATAATAATTATAATATATATGATTATTTTAGTAACAGGTGGAACAGGATTTATTGGATCACATCTTTGCACTGAATTAATTAGGAGGGGTCATTATGTTATTTGTGTAGACAATAATTTTTCGGGATCTATGAGAAATATTAAACAGTTATTATTAAATCCCAACTTTGAGTTTATAAGACACGATATGACATTACCGATATTTCTAGAAGTTGACCAGATTTATCATTTAGCGTGTCCAGCATCTCCTATAAAATACCAATTTAATCCTATAAAAACAATAAAAACAAATATATTTGGCACTTTAAATGCGTTGGG